CCCGTGTCTCCGTCCAGTTCAACACAACTGGGTGCCGCGAACTCAAACGGGACATTCTCCACCACGCCGCCCGGATACGCAGGCTACGTGTAATCCACGGGAAGGCAGCAGCCCCCGCAGCCAGCGCAACAGCAGTCCACCACAGCCCGCTTTTTGTTCGCGTTCACGACGGGCAATCCGATTCATAAATCGGACATTCCACGCCCTCGACCAGATAGAACGTGCAGCCCGTTTGCACCACCTGGCCATCGCAGCATTCGTAGTCTGGATTCGCAATCGCCAGCATCTTGTATTCGCCGGTGATGATGGCGTAGAGTTGTTCGCCGCAGTCGCTCACGTGCGTCTTCAGCATCCGCACATGCCCACCGTCCAGCAGTGGAATTCGCCTGGTATCGTGCGCGTAAACCAGCACGCCTGTCGGTGTCGGTCGCCGATGATTTATCACCACCGCCCGCGTGGAACACGCCTGCTCAGGATTCTCTGCCGTCATACCAAGGATAACGCAGGGATCACATTCCTCCGAATCGTCCACGTTACTGCCGCTGCAGCCGGCTTCGTCCGGCTCGTTTGTCCACTCGGCCAACTCGACTTCATACCATCCACCGCCCACACACGCTCGCACCAGCCCTTCTATCGGCCTCACACCATCCATCGGCCGACCGTGCCAGCGTGCCCGATGCGGAGCCTCGTTGCGCACACGACGCGCCACCTCGCGGACAGTCTTTTGCAACTGCTCGACGGCTTTCGGGCCAAGGACGATGCCGGTATCTGCCATGATGTTACGTCAAAGGCAAAGAGGAAAATGCGCGGGTTTTATATACTGCGAATTCAAGAAACACCGCATTCGTCGGTGTCGGATCGTCGATCGGCAACCCGTTCCCGTCAAGTGGCACAGGTGCGGTCGGTGCCTCTCCGTCGCCGTTGTTTTTTATATTCTCGCGGCCGCCCGAAACCTTCTGCCTGAACCCGGCATCAAGGATAGACAACAGCCAGCCATCCCGCTGCAGGTGAATGGTAAAATTCACCGTGCGGAATGCCGTGCCGTTTCGCCGCTGCCACGGGCCGACGTTTACAGACTGCACCTTTGCTTTACCGATGCCGATGCTGATTCCATCGATGGAAAATGTGTCGCTGTTTACTGCGTCTTGATAGTCGAGAATCCACGACGGAACCACCGCCAAATTCTTCGCCACCGTGACCACCCTGCGGCTGTCATCCATCATGGCAGGCGGGTCAAACGGGTCGCCTGCGGAATTGACGATCAGATCACCCGATAGGTCGAAAACTGCCGGCTTTTGAAACTGCTCCGATGCCCATGTGATCTCCGCGGCGTCCTCCAGCGGATCGTCACTTAACTGGCGTTCGTCGGAGTAATTGGCGGTAACGGTCCAGCCTGTCCAGGGGTTTGTGTTTTCGACCTGCAGGCTGATGCAATATGCGTTCGCGTCCTCTGGATGTGCATTGCCGATAATTGGCAGGCTGGCGTTGCTGCCGACGGCATAGGGGCCATCCGACTGTGAGGACGTGCGAAGGCGGAACTGCCGCTGATACGTGCGGGAACCCTTCTGGTTCTGTGCGGATCGCCCTTCGCCGATTTCTTCGATGTACGTGACCGCCATTTATTCACCTACTCCACAAACGACCCAACCAACATCACATTCGGACCTGATCGCATCGCTTTTGTTTGCTCTCGCATTTCTTTTTGCAGTGCCTTCGTCTGCTCTTTCGTTGCAACCACCACGGGCGACTGCTCGCCACGCATAGCGTTGGCAATAATCGAATACGCTTCCGTGCTGCCCTGCATGGCTGCCTCTGTGAATTTTGATTGCTGCGCCGCCTGTGCTGCAGCCGCCCCGCCTCCTTCACCCTGTGCTCCGATGCTCGCCATAACCTGCTCAAGCGTGCCTGCGGCCGCGGCGGCTGGCGTCTGCACCGCACTTTCTGCCGCCTGCCGCACTGCACGGGCTGCCGCCAACTGCTCATCAATACTGGCGACAAGGCTTTGCGTTGCCCCTGAAAACTCCGGCCCCTGAAATCCTGTGAACGCCTGCATCGGCTGCATGGCGGGCGCCTGAATCTGCAGCACCTCGTCCGACATGCCCAGGGCAAAGGCGATTTCTTCGCCGAGTTGCTGACTGTTCGCCTTCATGCGGGCCCACATATTCTGGGCGCCCGTGGCAATGTTGCTCAGCATCACCTGCGTGTTTTGGGACACCCAATCCAGAGCAGCCTTTGCGTAGTTCGGAATATCTGTGAACAGCCCCTCAAACAGCATATCCATGTTGCCGACCACAGTGCCAACCACAATCCCGATATCCTCAAAGTAGCCACGGGTTGTGTTGTACCATTCCGCCGCTGTTGCAAGGATTCCACCAAACGCCGAGCCTACACCATTAAGGCCACCGGCAAGATTGATGATACCTTGCATGGCGTCATTGATGTAGGGAAGCAACTGCGTCCCGAGCTGCACGCCCAATTGCTTAAAATTATCAATCAGCGTGCTGAATCGCCCTGCCGTCGTCTGCCCCAGTTCACCCATCATTCCATTGAACTGCCCGCCATCGGCCACCATGCCTGCCAATGCTCGCTGCAACTGCGGAAAGCCAATCTGCCCCGATTCTACCAGGCCTCGAATCTTATCCTCACCAACCCCCATTGCTGACGCCAGCGCCTGCACCACAGGAATGCCGCGGCCCTGCAACTGGTTAATGTCCTCCGCAAACAGTCGCCCCTGCACTCTGGCTTTGCCATAAATCTCCGACAGGTCGCTCAACGGGACGCCAATACCAGATGCAATATCCCCAAGCATCCGCAGTTCACCCACCACTGTCGATGAACTGCTCCCAAACGCCAGTAATTTTTTAGCCGCGTCTGCAATTTCCATCGACTCAAACGGCGTCTCTGCGGAGAACTTCTGAATTTCCGCCATCACAGACGCCGCAGTCTCTGCGGACCCAGTCAACACGCGGAATTGCGTGTTCAGCGTCTCCATGTCTGCCGCCATCTTCACGATACCAACCGCCGCCGCACCTCCACCGAGCACACCAATCATTGACTTAGCAAACGATGCTGCCCTCGCCCTCGCTGAATCCAACGCGCGTGTGAACTTCGTCGTCCTCGCTCCGATATCAACGCTCAGTGTTCCGAGACTAGCCACGGCGTTTCGCTCCTATCATCTGCAGTGCCATTGCCGCCACCTCGTGTTCTACCGGCTTCGATTCCGGCACTTTACGCCAGTGCAACAGCGACGCGGGCGTGATGTCTTTTGCGCCACCAAACCCAGCCACAATCGCACCAAGTATTGCCAGAACCTCATGTGTCCCTCGATGTCCGATAGGCTCCACGATGTCCTTTGCTTGCCATTCCGCCCATTGCTGCGGCGTCATCTGATCCAGCATTGCGTCAACGTCCAGCCAGCCCATCACCTCGGCCAGCCGATACGCAGTCAGCCTTACTGGATCGCTTCGGAGTTTTTTGCGACGGATTCCAAATCTGCGTTACTGAACCCAGACAGCCGCTGTGCCACGTTTACGATGCGTTCGATGATGTCCGCCCGCTTCTGCCCGAGAGCGGCCACGTCCTCAACGGTGAAGATTGGCGCCCCCTCATCAGTGCGACAGGTTGCCACCACCAGCCGCTGACGAATCTCCAGCAGTCTCGTTTTCGATTGCTTGCCGTTCCCGTCAAGCATGCTCTGCTCAAACCGCGTTCGCTCGCCGGCCGTCATGCCCCACACAGGAACCACGCACCCAGAGCCCAACTCAGGCACCGGAACGTCTTCCCTCGGCACGCTCGCATCCTGCAAAAACGCAGCTCTGTCAATCACCACTCGCATCGTCGTCCCCTTCGTCGCTCATCTCAATTCTCGCCCGTGCGGCCACCGCGGCCGCAATCTGCTGGGCGCTCATCTCGCATGCCTCTCGGCACTCATCATCCATTGGCACCGCCTCCCCATTGCGTACCAATGCCACGCATCGCGTTTCCGGATGCTCGCCCTGGTCGATAATGGTCCCCGATGGAATAACTCGCCGCCCATTGCGAATGGCAATCAGCGGCGACTCCCACGAATCCACCACGCCAAGATCACGTGTCGTTTTGCACTTCATCGTTCACCTCATGATGGCAGAACTGGCATGCCGTCGCACTTCAGCGTGATGCTGCTACGCAGCCCATCGGATGCCTCGCCTGTGATGTCAACGCCGATGCCAGCAGAGACGAACGTCAGTTCTGTGCTCGACGTGTTCGCGAACTTGATTTTCCAGTTCACGTCGTCCGGCAAGCCGTCCGTCGTCATGTGTGCAGCCACCGCCAAGTCGGTGACAGCCTGATGCCCGGCCAGTGCGGGGTCATAGAGCAGGTCGAACGTCACCGATCCACCCTCCACGTATCCCGTCGGGTCGTAGGGGACTCCAGCCGTGCCATCGAGCGTGCGGCTGTCGTAGGTTTCCGTCTCGATGCCCGAAACACCGAATGATGTAACCTGCGCGATGGCCGTGTAGGTTGTCCCGCTGGCCTGCTCAATCACCGTGCCCTTTACCTTCAATTTTGCCATGTCTGGCGGCTCCTGTTAGGGGTTGTACTGAAAATCAAAATCCAGCGTAATCACAAACGTACCGGCGTCTCCGCCGCTGGCCTCAGGCTCATAATCATGCGACTCAGAATTGAAGAAACTTGCTCCAATCACATAGCTGCCAGCCGCTCCACTGTAATCCGTCAGCAGTGCCTTCACAGCGTTCGTCAGAGTCTCGCACTCAACGAACGTCCGGCCCTTGCAGTCGATGTCAATCGTGATGCTGCGCAGGTCGCTGGTCGTTGCATCTAGCGTGATGTATTCCTCGGAGTCGAGTTGCGAGAGAACCAAGTATGGCAGTTTGGCACCTTGTGGCGCTTTGTTGATGTAGCAACGCGAACCGATCAGCCCCCCGATCGTTCCGTCGCTCACCAGTTTTGCCACCAGTCCCGTAATCATCTCAGTTCCTGCTTGATGCCGTTGGCGATCCAACGCCGAATAATGCTCGTAATCTCGCCGGATGCTGAGGCGAGAATCACCATAATCGGCCGACTCTGCGCGGGCATCCTGCCGCGATCCTGTTTCGGATTGCCCGTATCCACCCGCACCTCTCTCCCTCGCCAGCCTCCTTTGCCTCGCCTCCCGCCTGTGCGTTTTCGCTTCGTGCCCGTCGTTCGCTGCTCTGTGCCAAGGAACCACCAGTGGATATTGCGAGCATCAAACCCAACGCCAGGCCTGCCCTCGCGGTTGTTTTTCTGTGTCGTGGCGTCTTTGGTCGCCTTTTGCTTTCCAACCCCCGCCCCAATCTTGATCGACGGGAACCCGCGATTGTACTTCAGTTTTTTCTGCCGCCATTTAATGGCCTTACGGACGCCACGATAGCGCCCCGGCACCTCGCTTTTTATTCTCTTCACACCCAGTTTGCCGACTTCCGCCAGTGCCTTTCTGGCAATCTTTTTAGGCATCGTATTCTGTAGCCTGCGGATGTTTTTATCCAGGCTTTTCATCTCCACGGATACATCGGCGGTAATCATGTCGTCCGCCTCCGTGTCTGAATCTCGATCGTCTCGTTTGCGAGGTCCACGTTAATGACACTCAGGATCTCGTACACCTTGCCGTCTGTCATCAGCCGCATGGCTGGCGTTGCGTTTTCCAGCGTGGGCGACCATGGACAGCGGAAGACGAAATCCACATCCGACTGAACCTGCTGAACCCGCCAGAACTCCCGGCCACCGCGGCTTTTGACTGAAGCGAAGGCGGTCGTGTAAGTGCTCCAATTCGCATCCGCATTCGGGTCAACGTGCCCAGCAGCGTCGGGCGTCCCTGCCAGCCGCTGGATGGTCACTCGTTGATCGTATCGGACTGCCGCACCCGTGCCGCACTTCATGCCCACACCTGGTGATACGATGTCCACTGAAGCGAAGACACCAGCCGCTGATAGGCTGCCGTGTTGTGCTCACAACCACTCCACTGTGCCCGGCAGTATTCCACCACGGCCAGCTTTGCGGCGTTCGGCACTGCGGTCGCGGCCCCGTAGCCGGCCACCATTGTGACTTCCACTTTGTTCGGCCTGTAAAGGCTCGTGTTCGGCCACTGCTTCGCCTCTTTCAGCCGAATCTCTGGCGGCGTACTCGTCAGATTCGTGTAGTAATCGGACGATGAAACCGTCTGAAGTGTGTCATCTCGGTCGTAGTATTTCACGTGCGTGATTGACTGAATGGGAGCCAGCCGAATCATAATCGGCCCCATCAGGCTCGTGAAATCCTCCTGATACATGACAACGGTCTGTGTAACCAGCCGCCTGTACGTGTCCGCCTCAACCTGCTGACGGGCTGCTTTCAGCATGTCCGTTAGTTCGCTGTCGAAGTCGCAACTGGTAACGCGCAGGCGGAGCTTCAGTTCGTCCAGCGTGATTGGCTCTGCTGCCGGCCCCGATGTCGTCTGGTATGTTGGGCTGGCTCGCATGTCTCCGACTCCTCATCTGTTACCACAGGCTGCTGGGCCTGCACGAACCGTCCGAAACCCTGTCGCACCAACTCTGCCTCAACGCCTCCACCTGGTGCCACCACAGCACCAACCGGAAAGCATCTCCACGGCCTGCATAGCGTTATCATGCCAGCCCCACTTTCTGCCGCCACTCATGCACATAAATATGCTGCGGCTGGAGGTTTTCATCGAACATGGCCACAGTCTCTTCGAGATGTCCAATTGAGCAGGATGGCGCAACGTAAATCGTCTTGCCAGCCTGTCGCCACTGATGCCAGAACCAGATGTCATCGTCGAGTTTATTGTCGTCCCAGTCTCCGTGCTCGTCTGGCTCGCCCTTGAACCACGGTTTCGGGACTTGCTTCAGGCTCTCCACCCGAATCAGCGTCAACCCGAAATGTGCTGTTGTCACCCTGAATGGCCTGCCATCAACCTGCAGCCTGTCGCCTGTCTCGTGATTGCCTGTCGTCAGCAGCGGATACTTACTGCCTCGCCTGCACTGAAGAGCAGCCAGTGCGTCGGCCTCTGGCGTTTGTGCGAACACGTCGAGCAGGTGCCGAACGTGCTCCGCAGTAAACAGGCTGTCACTGTCGATGCTCAATATCCAATCAAGCCCCTTCGCTACAGCGTCAGAAAACATCCTCTGCATGCACTGGCCCCAGAACACACCCTGAGAACAATGCAGGTCGATTTTCAGTTTCTTCAGTGCTCCATCGATAATGTTACGGGCCGCAACTGCCTCATAGCGCGGATGCGTGCAATACGCACCGACTTTAACCGTTGCTGTCCGTTTTGCGGGCTGCACCGCCGTTGGCTTTTTGCACACTCGATTGAGACTGACGAAGTGCCCGCTGCTGTCGCCATCGCTGCTTTGCCACGGCTCAATCTCCGTGAATCCCACGTGCTCCAAGAGCCCATCCAGCCTATCGGCATCGTAAGCACTTCTGTGAATGTCATGCTCATCGGTCTGTCCGCCCATCAAGTAGAAAAGCCTCTTGCCATCCGTTGCCGCCAGGCACTTTTCAACGTCTGGCACTGCCACGCGCAGAATACCGCCAGGCTTCAGCACCTTAAACCAGTCTCGCAGGGCTTCCGTCGCCTCGCGAAATGTCAGGTGCTCCAGGACATGGCTTGCCCGAATCTCATCGACCGTGCCTGCCGCGTCTGGTAGTGGATAGCAGGGTTGCCCCTTCTTGATGTCTCGATTGTCATAGCTTGGCAACTCCCCAGCGCCACAGCCTACGTTTATGCGAACCATACACCCTCCCCGTGGCATTGGGGCGGCTTCTCGGCCGCCCCAATGCCGATCCATCAGACGAACACAACCTGATCGGCCACGCCTGTCGTGCCAGCCGGTGCATTCTCCAGGTCACTCAGCGTTCCCACAGCAGACATCACGATGTGATCGTTGGTCGCCGTTGGGGTTGTCACCGCGATCCGCAGGTACCGCTTGCGGCCCCGAAGGTCCACGCCATAGAGCACCTCGCGGGCTGCCGTCAGGTCCACGGCTGCGGCCGTGTCCAGAGTGACGAAATTGCTCACGGTCGTATCGTCCGACTCGCTGAGAACCAGCGTCGGGCCGACAGCGTTCGTGTTAACCTCGCTGCTCATGCACACGCGGATGGTGGCGTAATTGCCGCCCTTCGTGTCCATGTTGGCAGTTGCGGTTGCATTGTTCGTCAAAGCACGCGGCGAAATCAGCAGCGTGTCATTCACCAATCGATCCTGAAGCATATCAAAGGCTCCTCAGAGCAGAGTTTGAAGATGGAACCCAGCCACGCGGCAGGGCTTAGCTGCCAGCGGTTTCGAGACCGACGATCGGGCCTGCAGTGCTGTTGCTTCCGAAGTCGTGAACGACCACGTCGAACCGCTCAGTGCCACGCACACCGATCTGGTCGCGTTCCCACATAGACTGGCCACCAACGGTCGCTTCGGTCGAGAATGCGATGGACTCGCCGCCACGGGCGCCGAACATGGCACCAAGGCCGAGAGCACCGAACAGAACCGGGATCTGGGAATTCGCCTCGGTAGCAGGGAACACCTGAGAAGTGTACACCGGATACCCAAGGAACACGTTGCGGCGGATGCCATTGACGATCTCAGACGCCAGCACACCACCAGCCGCATAGGCCAGTTTCTGCATAACGCTGTGTTCGAAGGTTTTGTGACACACCCAGCCCACGCCAGGGACATCCGCGTAGTTTGGCAGTGCGGCAACCACCTTGTTAAAGTCGGACAACACCAGCTCAGACCACAGGTTTCCGCTTCCAGCGATCAGGCCGGGGGCCGTTCCTGCCGTCAGCTCATCCATGCGGGTGCGGACGCCAGTGATGCCACCGTAGGTGCTCGTGCCGTCGCCGTTGAACGCACACAGGTCCTCTTTGTAGGCGAATGCGTAGGCGATTTCACCGATCAGGCGATCTGCCAGACCGAGGACGTTGTCTGCATTCAACTCATTGCTCATCCGGGTAATCACGGCCAGTTTCTTTGCCACCAGCGTGATGTTGTCGAATGACATTGTGCTTTCGGTGATCGCAGCGTTTTCCGCAGTGAAATACGCTGTCAGACCACTGAGTTGCCGTGGCTCCGTTTTGGTATCACTGCTCATCGGAACGACATTGAGCAACTGGCGAGCCACGCCGTAGCGCTCACGCAGCAGGATCAAGTCAGTCCCGAACTCATCAGGCACCAGAACATGGGCACCGGTCGTGTCGGCTCCGCCTTCACCGTGTGCAGCGGCCAAAAGGCCATTGTCGCGGCAGTAATTGACCGCCGCAGTGTTGCGGTACGGGATGGAACCCGTCTCGGAGATCATTGCCATCGCCCACATGCCGAATCGGTAGGCACGGACTTCTGCGGGGATGTCATTGTCAGCAGCGAAGTTTTTCAACGACGTGCGGCGGACATTCTTCGGCAGGCTGAACTGCCGAGCCACATCGTGCCCAGCGTGGATGCCGTGTGCCAATCCGACATTGTTGGCGATTGCCCGGGTCGTCCGATTGTCAGGGGCGTTTCGGACCGCATCAAGACGGCCACGAAGGCCAGCCGCAGCTTCCTGGCGAGCATGCATGGCGTCCAGTGATGCCTGCAGAGTCTCCGCCTCCTGAATCAGTCCCTCCGCCTGTGCCTGCTGCTCTGCAGTAATTGGCGTTTCGTCGGTTGCGGTTGCAAGGATGGCCTCCGCCGCCTGCAGTTTCGCGGCCTTCTCGGCTCGCACTTGTTCGGGTTTCATGGTTGTCTCCTGAGCCAGCGAAACGCAAAAGGCGTCAGCCGCTGGCGATCCATTGGGAAAGAATCGCGAGTGGTGACGCCTTGCAGTTTTCTGCCGACTCAGCCCGATCAGTAACCGCCACAATTCAGGGCGATCAGTTGACGTGCGTATTGTTTGCCGATTTCTCCTCGATTGTCAAGCAGATTCATTTCGCCCGACACAGGCGAGCCCTTGCCGCCAGCTCTGCCGCCCTGTTTTTCGTCGCCGTTTTCGTGGATTTCTTCGCCTGCAGGATTTCGTCAATAAAACCCATTTCCAGCGCCTCCGCGGCCGTGTATTTCGTGCCGTCGCCATTGGCACCTAGCAGTGCCGCAGCCAATGCCTCCTCCGATTTGCCCGTTTTCACGGCGTAGGTTGCAATGGCAGCGGCGTTGAATTTCTCCAGCCAGTCGATCGTCTCCCGCAGGTCTGCAATGTGCCCGTAGCCCATCGCCAACCCCTCATGGATGTGGTAGATGGCGTTGGCCTGCATCTGCACCCGATCAGCCCCAAGGACTGCCAGTGACGCCGCAGACGCCGCCACAGACTCAATCACGCCAGTCGTTGGGCCTGAGTGATCCGCCAAGGCGTTGTAAATGGCCAGTCCGTCGAACGCCAGACCGCCAAATGAATTCACCCGCATTGTCACAGGCTTGTTGCGATTGGCGCTCAGCACCTTGCTGATGGATCCTGCGTCGGTTTCCGTGTATTCATCCCCAACCACGCCGTACAGAAAAATCTCGATTCCGTCGTCGGATTCGGCCCAAAAAACGCGGAAATCGTCGTTTTTCGCTGCGTTTTTGATGCTTTTTGGCGTGAAAAGGTCGATTTTGCGTCTCATTTCTGCACCTGTTTCAGAATGGTTGCGAGCAGGTCGTCGTTTCTCGTCGCCCAGGTAGCCACCGCGGCTTCCACGTGTCCTCGGAGTGTGTCTGGCGTACTATGCCGGCTTGTCGCCTCCAGTGCTGCATAGGATGCATCCGCATGGGCCTGAATGGCATTTCGCACGCCGGCGGACGTAATTCCCGGCAGCGTGTTCTCCGCCCACGTCGTGTAAAAATCAGCCACGCCAGCCAGAAAATCGCCTGTGCGGCGTCCGGCGATCTGCACCGCCTTTGCCGCCTCGATCTCGCACGCCTTCGCCACGCCAGCAGTCACCAACTGCCGCAATGCGGTCATAGCGTCGCCGTTATCACCGTTGCTTTCCTCGGTATCGCCTTCCTGTTCGCCCTCTGCTGCCTCCTCGGCGGGCGATCCAATTTCCATCCAGTTTGCGGGCCGATATCGGGCCTCGCCATCCTCGCCAAGCGTCGGCATATTGAGCAGTGCGCGGGCTTCGTTGTGATTGATGATGCCGGATTCGAGTTGCCTGTAAAGCCCGTTGATCTTCGACTCGAACGACATTTGGATCAAGGCTTCGCGGTTGAACTCGATCAGGTGCGTATCATTCACCCGCTGTTGCTCCGTCAGCAACTTATCCTCGCACTCGTGCTCCCACGTCTTCAGCCACGGCTGAAGTGTGTAGTCAAGGTAGGATTGCCCTTCGGACTCCAGCGAATTATGGCTGGTGCGTGTGCTGTCGCCGAGCATGTGCGGAGGCACACCAGTAATGTTGCTGACAGTCGCCCGAATCTCATGCTCACGGGTCTGAAGGAACTGGGCCTGATCGGGCGAAATCTGCAACTGCTGGAACTTCACGCCGTCCTGGATCAGTGCCACTTTGTGCGATTGGCTCAGGCCAGACTGCATCGAATTCCACGCCTGCATCGTGTTGCGAATTTTTTCCTCCGTGAAATGCCCGGGAATCATCAGAAGGCCAGACATATTGGAACCCTGGCCGAAGAACCTCGCCCCGAACTCCATCGCTGCCATGCCGACGCCCATCGCGTCCGCCATCAGCTCCAGAATCGGATAGCCTACGATGCCATCCGGCCCCAGTCCTCGGATATGCA